CTCCTTGTGGACCTGTCGGTCCCGTCACTGTAGATGCCGCACCTGTTGGACCCGTAGGTCCCGTCACTGTTGAAGCAGCACCAGTAGGTCCTGTTGGACCCGTAACGGTGCTTGCGTTGCCTTGCGCACCTGTAGGACCTGTCGGTCCCGTAGGACCTGTTACACCTTGGCTACCAGTAGGACCCGTAGGTCCAGTGGGTCCCGTTTGACCTTGTGGACCTTGTGCACCTGTAGGACCAGTAGGTCCCTGAGAACCAGTAGGTCCAGTAGGTCCCTGTGGTCCTGTGTTTACAGAAGTAACAACCGTGATAAGAGCATCAACCGTTGTCGCTGTTACAGCAGGAGTAGCAAGCGCACCAACAGTTTCAGTAGTCCGAGTAACAACAATGTCGTAGGTAGTTGAACCTGACCCACGAGTAAGAGTGATGTTTGTAGTAGCCATTGCTACCTCGTCACATCAGCAAGAACCGTGACATTACCTGACAGGATTGTGGACACAACACCTGATGCGTTTTCTTCAAGGTCCCAGAAATACAAACCAGCAGACAAAGCAGCCGAGGAAGTAGCAGACAATACACAAGTAACTTGACCCGTGGCACCAGAAGTAACAGTACAAGTAAACGAAGCCTTGATGGTAGTGGAATCCTGCTGGCTGCGAATCTGTGCCCGATAGGTGCGACCTGTGATATTAACAGCAGTAGACCCGTCAGTCGTGATAGTCACAACGAGGGTCTCTGTATCACCACGAGTGATAGTTAGGTCTTGGTCAGCGGGTTGAGCCATACAGCAAAGATTGTAGCACTAAAGAGGTGCTGGCGTTCCTTCAATTTGATGGCGAGAAGTAGCCAGTTGTTCAACAGCGTGGCAGCCGTCAATCGTTTTCGGTTGCAAACCTTCAGCCCGTAAACGCTTATATGCAGGCATATCTTTAGACCAGTTCTTTTCCCTCTGGTTAATAGACGCAACTGATTCACCTTTGGTGGTGGTGGAGTTAGACCCCATCTGGACCCCCGCTACTCGGCACCCGAAACAACCCTCAACATCCAAACCTGGATGTGTTTCCCTATGCTTCAATGTAGTCTCCGTATCCCGCAGCGATTAGGTCTGCTTCTTCTTGTGCTGTGATTGTGTGGATGTGACCACCGTGGTAGGTGATAGCGATATCTTCTTGATACGAAGGTTGAAACTCGGTGAACGAACCGTCGTTCATTTTGAACACATTGCGTCCACGCCGTCCAGGTCTTAAGACAGCAAGGATGCCACGCTCCCCTGGTAATGCCCAGTTCACATAGTTATCTGTGGGTGGAGTGAAGGTAGTCATGTCTTAAGAATAGCAAAAGCCCCCACCTTTCGGCAGGGGCTTTCGCAATTCCTTGTCGGGAATTAGGCGTTGTTTGTACCAATGCTTGAAGCAGATTCAATACGACGAAGTGCTTCCTGACGGAATACTGCGTAACCTACGAAGTGCTTCCAACCAACTGGACGGAAACGCTGCAAGAGGTCTGTAACTGTTCCGTACACGATTGTTGGCTGTGAACCGTACTCGCCACCCATGGAGACAGCCTTGGCAAGAGCCTGTTGTCCCATGATGAGTGTTCCGTATGAGTCACCTGTACCAGCGGCACCTGAACCGTTGTAAGCGTTTGTGAACAGAGGCGCACGAGGCGACTCCATGAAGCGTACGCCTTCAAACATACCAATTTCACCGTTGTAGATAGGCATTGCGTTGGTGTACTTGTATGAGTCACGCCAACCTGATGCGTCTGTAATACCACGAAGGTCGTACGAAACATCTGGGTGAATGAAACCGACATAGTTGCCACCGATTGTTGGAACATTTGCTCCACGCAATTGAGCCACTGCACGACGGATGTCTTTAGCGGTGATGGTGTCATCAACATCCATGTCAACACGAGCAGCAGCGGTATCTGTACCACCCGTTGCGTAAATAACATTGGAACCAGCCTGAAGAACATTACGAGCGATGGTGTCAATTGACAAACCAGCGTTGTAACCAACAGCCTGTGCGGCTACTGGGTCTACAGGGAGGAAGGATGAAGCACGCAATTTAGCGGTTGTTACCGTTGCGTTACCGTATTCTTCAAGAGTCACAGTAACTTGGCTGTCGCTCATTGCGACTGGAGTTACATCTTCTGCTTCACCAAGAGCAGTGGTTGCTGCTGCAAGGTCTGCGAAGACTGTGAACTTAACGGATGCACCTGGGTTAGTTGCGTTTGTTGCTTGAACATCTGCGAACTGGTCAAAGTACATTTCTGGACGAAGGGCAAAGTATGCCAACTTCTCAAAGGCAACCTGGTCAACCGAGAGGTTGGAGGTGCCTGTTTCTGCTGCGTAATAATCAGCCATTTGGGTTTTTCCTTAAATTTTAGAGGGGGGTTTGGTTAACCAAGGTTGATACCTTGGGCTTGTGCCTCTGCAAAAATGTTAGAAATTTCTTCTGCTGACGATGCGTCCCTGATTCGTTTAACCCAAGATGGTCCTTCAGATGCAGTCTCGGCTCCAGCGGCAATCCTATTGGTTTGCTGCCATGCTGCCTTGTCTGGGTCTGCTTGAACAGGTTGGGGTGTAATCAGTTGTGCTTCTTCTGCGGCTGCCCTGATTGCTTCTGGTGTTAGGTCACCGTCGTATCCTTTAACGAAATACTTGGCTTGTGGTGAAGCGGGGTCTATACCTGCTTTTGCAAAAGCCAACTCTCGTTGGGTTACTGCGAACTCTGCAACTTGTTTGCGTAGTTCTTTGGCTTCCTTTTCCAGTTGCTTCATCCTTGCACGAACTGGGTTCGTTTCGGTTGCTGGCTGGTCGTAGTCGTCTTCGTTGAAATCATCTTCAAAGTTTGACATATGGCACTCTCCTTAAGTCCACATCACAACGGAGGGCTGTGATGGCTACATATTTACACCCCGTTTTACAATCGCTAACTAGGGGGGCTGTCAGCAATGTCTCCCCATCGGGGTCAAGACTTAAGTTAGCACAATGTTTTGTTGTGTGCTACTGCCCTACTGTGCCTAAACCTATGTTGCCTGTTTGACTGGCAAGGAGCGAACCGCCTTGTTGAAATTGTGCGGTGCGTTTCCGTTTGCGTGCTTCAATGGCTTGACGAGCAGCAGCGTTGGTTCCGAAGGTCCCAGCAATTTGTTGTTCTTGACTGATGTTCTGTTGACCTGATGCTGCTTCAGCAGTTGTGGTGGCAAATAGTTGCTGCTGGTTTTGGATGTCCATGAACCCAGCCTGTGCTTGCTGTTGTGTTTCCACGCCTGCTCGTACCAGTTCTTCAGACTGTTGTGCTGTGAGTGCGATGTTGGCTTGCTGTTGGGCTTGGCTGGCTACTACGGCTGCACGGGCTTCACGCTGGGCTTGGTATCTGTCAAAGGTTGGCTTTGCTCGTTCTGGGTCAATGAAGTAGGCAGCAAGGTCACCTTTGCCAACTCCATACAAACGCTCAAATTGTGCTACGACTTCAGGGCTGGCGTTGTTTACTGCTTGGTAGCCTTGTTCAACACGACCTTGGATTTCAAGCGGGGATGTGTCGTTGGCTATCCAGTTTTGAAAATCTTTCGGGTCATCATAAAAACCTGGGGGCATACCAGAAGAAGAAAGTATGCTTTTGTAACTTGCTTCCAAAGACAAGTATTCCGACACGGACTTTTGTCCCTTGCCTGCATCTTTTAGGATTTTGTTAGCGGGGAAGCGTTCGGCAAATGCAGGACTATTTTGCATTGCAACACCGATGTCATCAATGGTTGATTTGTCAGTAATGACTTTACTTGTGAAAAGTGTTCCCACTTCTTTAAGAAACGCTGCATCCTTTAAACCGTAATATTCTAGGGTTTTTTTGATAATGTCAAATGCTGTCTCGTCCATTAGATAACCTTTCCAAAGGCTTGAGAAATACTAGCCGAAAGACGACGAGCCTCATCCTTGGCGTTCTGTGTAGAACCCCAGTTGTAGCGAGGGTCGGAGCGTAGTTTGATTTCCCACTCACCGCTAGACATCATCCGCTTCTTTCCTTCTTCACCGAAGTTGAAGGCTTGTTCATAATCAGACTGACTCATGTCAATAGCGTTAGGGTCTTTTTCTAGGATTCTTGCTGTCTGGTCTTTGAAAGAAGACGACAGTTGTTCCATTGTGAAACCTTGTTCTATTAAATTAGATAGGTGACTGTATTTTGTTTTGGCTAGTTCACGCTGTTGACGCTCAACATCTTGTTGAGCCATACCACCAGTAAGAACACTTTGAATTGTGTCATCAGCAACGGTGCTGAAATATGATTTACCAATCTTAGCAACAGTCAAATAATCGTTTGATGCTTTAGCACGGGTGATAGCAGTTGGGTTCAAAAAAGCACCAGCATCATTTTTACGGAACGCTTCTTTATAAACCTCTTGCTTAAGCGTTACGCCTTCCCAACCCATGTTCATTGCTTTAGTAAGGAAAGAGTTAAACGGCATTGAATCAAACCCAAGGTCACCAACAACATTCTTTACTTGACGCACCTTGTCAGTAGACGCAAGTTCTTTAACAAACGATGTACCTTCTAGTTGCGCCTTGAAACGGGCTTGACCTTCTGCGGTTTTATAAACTTCACCATCTATAGATTTTTGAAACAACTTAAACACATCAGCGTATTTAGTACGGTCAAGGTCAAGCATCCAAGATTCACTTGGAAACATCTCACGAAACTTTCGTTCCCAATCAACTTTAACTTTTTTCTTTTCAGGGACCCACTTCATGCCGTCCCATGTATTTGATACTCCACCAATAATTTTGGTAGAACCAACTTTTGTACCGCCACCTGTACCGCCAGGACCAGTAGAACCAGCAGGACCAGTAGGAGTAGGAATAGCAGGTACGCCAAAAGTGCCAGGACGGTATGGACCTAGTGGTATTTTTTCTGTTGTGCCAGGAGTACCAACAACATTTTTCCCGTCTTTTGGAATAACTACTTCTTTGTCTGGTGTAGTAATTTTTTGCTCAACAAGACTTTTAAGTTCAACAAGACGAGCATTATTTTCTTCAATAGTTTTGTTTGTTAACTCAATTGCACTATCGCCCTTGATGTTTCCTTTTGCAAGCGCATCTAGAAGACTTTTATTTTTTTCCTCAATAGAAGAAACCAATTTTTTAGTAGTTACCAAGCCAGTAGAAGAAGTAAGTAATTTATCTAATCTTGCTTTTGCTTTAGTACGCCCTTCATTCCAGGCATAGTAATTAAGTTCTTTGCCCCCCATGGTGTATTTACCAGTTGCTGTATCGCCTTCAAGTTTATAACTTGCATAATCTTTTTGTGCTAATTTAATTTGTTTTTCAAGTTCAGTAGATGAAGCCATTAGCCAAGTCCTTTAATTACACTGTCAAAAATATTTGTAAGGTTTAAAGCGCCCATTGCTTTTGCTTCTTCGGGTGCAGCAGACATAACAGCCTGTTCAGCAGCAACAGAAGCAGTAGGTGCAGAAGCACCGCCACCGCCCTCAACCATTTCTTTTTGGTTATAAGACTTAACAAACTTTTCAATCTCTTTATCAGAAAGTTGACGACCAAGGACAGTGCCCGCTGCTTGTTTAAACACAGCCCGCAAATCTTCTTTAGCAGTAGTACGGATACGATTACCACCATTTGCTACAGTGCCTAGTTCTTTAGCCATCATTGTTGCAGCAACATCAATCGTGTAACCACGCCAGTTAGACCAGTTCAAAGCATCTTGCATAGCAGAAATATCTCGTGAATCAAAACCAGTAGGGGAAGGTTTAGACCCACCATATAGACCTACCTGGTACAAACGCTCAAGAAAGTTTTTTCGTTCAGATACCGATTTAAATTTTGCTAGTTCCGCATATGCTTCACTCCCGTATTGAGTGCGGGCAATGTTTCCATTTTTATCTACAAGACCTTGACCGACATAACCTTCTTTGGTGTAATCAGTTTTTTCATTTATTTTGACAGCACTAGTAAATGTTGGTGTTGTGTTTAATTTACGAGGTTGAAGTTGTTGAGTAGGCAACATGCCACTACCGCCAGCCATGGGAGCAGTAATAGATAAATTAGGGTCTATTTGGTTGGATGCGATTGGGTCTGTTGTTGCCATATTATTGTTCTACCTCATAAGAAAGAAGTCTGTCATAGATTCTAGCGAACTCTGGGGTTTCATTAACGAGTGACCTACCCCATTGTGCAAGCCAGTCACGCAGTGGAGCAGCAGAGTTAGCAGAACTCATGCCACTTTCAGCCCCGCCAGATTGAACATACTGTGCGATGGCATCATCACGGCGGTCAAGGTATGTCTGAGTGGCGATAGCAATATCGTTGTCTTTAAGAGATGGGTCTTTAAGCATGTCTTTAAGTTGAGAAATTTTGCCTGGGAATTCACCAGGGTTAAATTGTGAAATGACAGGAAAGCCAGGGTATTCCTTGTTGAGTTGAATACGCCATGAGCGCAACCACGCAGACTGTTCCGATGATGGGTTGACTGGAAGTTGTTTACGCAAGTCACGGTATTGGGCAGAAGCGGTTTTGTATTGGGCGGCTGCAATCATTTCACGGTCTGTGAGGCGGCGACGCTCGCCTTTCTTTAGTTGACGGGACCAGACTTCAAAGGAGAAATCGTCTCCACCTTCAGCCATGAAACCAGCAACATCAGGGAAAGATTTCATAATCTTCTTGCCGTCAGTGCGTTCCCAGTCGCCAAATTGTTGGCTGGCTTCCAACCCGCCAGACACAGATTCAGTTTTGTTGGACAAATAAATCATTGCGTCTTTGCCATAGATGCGAAGAAACTCAGATACGGCTGTGTCGTAATTGTTTGTTTGTAGTTTTTGAAATTCTTTAATCAGTTGAGTGCCATAAATATCACCATCTTTAGTGTCAATACTGAATTCCACCGATGGACTAGTTGGTCCTATGAATTGAGCAAAGGTTCGTAACCCAGTAATTATCCGTGCGTTCTTGCGGGCATCAGCAAACAATCTAGTCTTGTCTGTTTCACTACTTAAATCGTATTCACCTGTTGCAGCCATCGCCCGAATTGTTTCCATATATGTATTGCCATATGTGGTTTCAAGATTCATTGTGTCACCACGAATTACTTGGCTTAATTGAGACACCCATCTAGGGGTAAGAGGCACACCTTTTGTTCTGCCGTATGGCAAAAACATTTTTACCATCCAATCGGTAGATGGTGTGTCTGGGATAATTGCCGAGGCTGCTGCTTGCAATACAGGTCCCACGCCAGGATTAAAGTTGAACCCAAGTGATAGCCCTTTAATTGGAGCCTGTAGTGGTGCTTTGACTCCAGTAACAAGTTGTGTTGCCCATCCTGAACCTGGAAGATTGAATGTATAATCACCCGTAGTTGCGTCTTTGTAAAAGAAACCTTGTCCTTGTTGTCCACCAACAATACTCATGTCTGCTTTGCGTCCACCTTCAAACATGAGTTGAGCACGGCGAATACGGGTTGGGTCTTCTACTGCAATTTTGACATATGAACCAAGCACTTCTGTCCACGCAGTACCAAAAGGTATAACAATACGCAAAACATCTTGAAGGTTATTTCTGCTTGTTGCATCAAACAAAGTATCTTTAGAAGCCTTAAGAGCAACAGCCTTAGCATAAGAATCTAATTCTTCCAAGGTCCCTGTTGCATCAGAAGAAGACTTTGCAATGCTTCTAAGTTTCTTTAAGGTCTCTTTATCTCCAACATAATTTTCAGCCCTAATACCAAACTCTTTAACCATGTTATCAATATGGTCAAGAAGTTTTTGTGCTTCTTTAGGGGCAAGAAGTTCAGCACTTGCTCCAACTTCACGATAGTAAAACTGACGGAATACAGGAGAGCGTTCAAGTTTTTGAGTTACTGTCCCAAACATATCTTTAAAGATTTTATCTGTTAAATGGTCTTTGACACCCAATGCTTTTTGAGCAACAGAATCAGTTTTACCAGGTGCACCAGCACGCTCTGCTCGTTTAACTATTTCAGCAAGTTTTCCATCAACACCTTTTTGGTCAACCAATGTTCGTAGTTGTTCAGTACCTAAACCATCTTTAGAAAAAGCAGAACCAGGGTGTACTTCTTGAACCGTTAACTCTGTCCCGACCTTTTTTAAAACTACACCTTCATTACCATTTTCAAGAGCAATAATAGAACCAATATCTCCATCACCAGAAACAAAATCTTGAAGACGCAAGTCACGAATATCTATAGGTTCAGGTCTAATGGCTGTAAGTTTTCCATCAATATCTGGGATTGTTATAGGCACTCTATTATGTGCAGCGATAATACCTAGTTCGTTGTCTCCACGGGTAATGGTATTTATTTTTATAGACGAAAATTTTTGTACCCATTCAGATACAAGTTCATCAGATATTTCTTCAGGAAATTTTATGAATCCATAAACAGTTGGGTCTTTAGGGTCAATGACTTTAGGGTTCTGTCTTAAAAATTCAATGACCCGTTTTTTTTCATCTTTCCCTGCTGGAGAATTAAGCCATGAAGTAATTTTATTTATTGCTTCTGGTTGTGTATCTCCAGAAGCCATGTATTGAGCAATCTTGCCGTTAAGTGGGTCACTGTTAATTAACGCTAAGTTATCTACATAGCCAGTTGTATGCGCTACTGAATCAGCAGAACGACTTACTTGTCCCCAGTTGTGGTTGTTTAAGTTACGGTCAAATGCAGCCATTGGGTCTTGGTAATGTTGGGTAATGCCATGAGTCATTGCTGCTGCATACTCTGGTTGTTCTTTACTCCATGCCTTAGCAAGTTCTTCTGCACTGATATCAAAATCTTTACCTACGATGTCAGCAAAACCTTTGCCACGCCTCATCATCCATTGGATGTAATCAATAGGGTGATTGAATAGACCATCAAGTCCTGTCATAGCAATGCGCACTTGCGAGTCAGCCAAGTTGCGCATTAAGTAGCCACCAGTTGCAAGAGATAGTGGTTTCCAAATATCGTTTTGGATAAACTCTGCAACGGTTATTAAGTTGCGTTGCTCCCCAAGTTTATTAGTTGTAGCAAATTTCAATGAACCAGCAAGACGACGAACCTGACGATAGTTAGGGAGAACAAACATTTCATCTGCCATCTCACCTAAAGAACCAGGACCCTGAAATACAAGTCTTCCCTGTTGGTCGGGAGTAAATTTTTCAAGAATATCTTTTGGCAGGTCTTTAGCCATAGCCTGAAATGCACCACCGTCAGTAACTACACCTGCTTCATCAATAGTATATGTGCGTATCTTTTCTAATTCTTTTCGGGACTCACTAAGAATTCTTTGCAATACAGTCATTGAACTTTTTTTGTCGCCGCCAACTTCTTTGAACACAGTTTCAAAAGTTTCACTAAAGGCTTTGTGCATAGCATCACGAGCGACAGATGGGTCTGTCAAGCCATAAGCGTTAACAACGGTATCCATTAACTTGACATATTTTTCACTGTCTTTTTTAATTCCAGCACCAATAATATAATTAGAATATGTACGGATTGCTTTAGTACGGTCCATGCCAGTACCACCAACAACCACGGTCCCTGATGGCATATCAGTAAACCATTTACTATTTCTTATACTGCGATATAACGGCACTCGTTCTGCTGTATCGTCAAGCAACCCACCAAGTTTTCCTTTAGCAAGTCTAAAGTCACGAATGTCTTTGGTCATTAAAATTTCATTAGGGTCTTGGGTCAGTCGTGCTGATGCTTCACCAAGAAGACCTCTTACTTTATCTGTGGAATCTGCTTCAGCAAAACGACCTGCAATTTCAGGGCTAATAGAATCGTTGAACTCTGTAAGAATATCTAATGTTTTTTGGTGAATAGTTTTTGTGCTATCGCCACCAATTTGTGCAAGACGCTCCGTTAAACGAACAGCCCGTTTATCTTGAGTAATAAATTGACCAAATTTTGAACCATTAAAAGATGCTCTCTCCGCTGCTGTTAAACCAGCAGAACCATGGTAAGCAAGTTTCTCTGCTGCTGATAAAGCAGTAGCACCAGTCAATGCTGGGATTGCAGCCTTTGCTGCTTTCATTTCTTTAAGAAGAGGACCAGCATATGTTGTTGGGTCGGAAGCCACATTAAATGCTGCGTCAACAAATCCAGACAAAACACTATATGGCTTTGAACCAGGGGTAAACATTAAAGATGCAGCACCACGACCTACGGTCCATGCGTGACCATTTATTTCTCCACGAAATTCACGGGCTTTTTGTGCTTGGCTTTTTGAAACATCCTCACCAGCAAAAAATCCTGAACCAGAATCAATAGATTTTTTAGTTATAGTTCCATCTGGATTAGTAACATCTATTGTTGAACCTTGTGCACCTGCCATCATTGAACCAAGCGTTGTAGACCTAAAGAAACCATCCATACCAGCAGAGTCATTAGGGGAAAACGCTTCAGCAGCAAGGTTCTGTGCTAGTTCTGGGGCTACTTGCAATGCAGCAAACGACCATCGTGAAACAGTTTTAAAGTTGTCTGTCACATTGCGTTGAAACCAAGATTTGTTTTTTGGTTTATATGGGTCGTTAGAAGTGGTAGCAAGTTTCCCAGCGGCAGGTGCAATTGCGTTAACAGCAGCGTCAGATACGCCTTGTTTAGCCATGGCAAGAATAACATTGGCTGGTATATACGGAGAGTTTTTATATATCTGAGCAATGCGTTTAGCCACTACAGGGTCAGAAGATGTAGCGTGTTGGTCTACTTGCTGCTTGTTATATACTGCGTTTGCTGTTGCTTGTGGTTCGTTAAGTGGGTCAAAAGGGGACAAACCCATATTTAATATCCCTCTCGCACATACGAGTCAAGCATGTCTGCAAGTTCAGGTAGTGGGAAAGCACGGTATAAACCACGCAGTTCATTCAATACAGGGTCGGCAGCAACAGGGACAACAAACTCTTTGCCAGGTGTAGGACCTGGACCGAAAGATGCGCCCGCAGTTACAGGTTCATTAGGTCGTTCTGTTGGGCGACTGAACGCACCAAGCCCACCAGGTTGTACCGCTGGTGCTTGAGGGGCTACTGGCATTGCTGCTGCTGGTGATGGAGCCATAGGAACTGCTGCTTGTGCTGCTAGTTGCGCACCCGCTTGTCCATATGGTTGTCCTTTTGCTGCGGTCTTAGCAATTTTTTTTGCTGGGTTACGCAGGTCTGACCTGTTTGGATATTCATTTGCCATAGTTAATTACCCTCCTAAACTATTTGCGAGACTTAAGACACCACCTGGGCTGGATGGTTGTGCTGCTGATGCTGCACCTCCACCAAGTTGTGCAAGCATTGCGTCCATACCTTCAGGTGGTGGACCCATTGGCTGTTGTTCCATACCCATACCTGGTGCTGATAAACCTGGCATTGTTTCAGGTGCACCCACAGGTGCTTGTGCAGCCTGTCGTGCTTGTGCCCGTTTCTGTGCAGCCATGATTGCTTCAGAAAGATTCATTTTGTTTGACTGTACTTGTGTAGCAATATATGCAAGGTCATCTGGTTGGTATGGACCGTTAGGGTCTGCTGCTTGTGTCTGAATAGAAGACAACAATGCTGCTTCAATACCTTCAGCAACAAGACGGTCTTTCTCTAGTTCTGGGTCTGAGATAAGTGGGTCTGCTTCACGGGCTGATTCTTTAGACATAAGTCCTGTACCGAGACGCTGACCAAGACCAACGATAAGGTTGTTAACATCTGAACCTGCCGCAGAATACGCAACATAGTGGAAGTCTGTTTCCCATAGTTTGTTTGGTGTGTAATCTTTGATTCCACCGCCCATACCTGGCATGAAGAATGATTTAGAACTGGCACCCCAATAGGCTTTTTCAATAGCGATTGCTATTTTATCTTCTTCAATCATGGATGATGCAAAGATTTCTTGTGCTTCTTGTACTCGGAAGTCTACGGTTGCTGCCAATACACTGTCACCACGGCGACCTGTACGGATGTTTGTGCCTGATTCTCCACCAAACTCTGCTGGGATTGCACCTTCAAGACGCTCTTGACGCTCTAAACGGTCTAGTGCTGTGTCTGTTTTGTAGCCAGGGTTGGACTGTTGGATGCTGATATCTCCACCCTTAACGACACCTAACTGCCCTGATTTACCGTCAGCAATTTGGATAATCTCTGGGTTTTCTCCTGGTCGTGCTACAAGGTATTCATCTGGGAAGATGCCACGCTCAATAGCGATTTCAGTGAGGGCTTGCAAACGGGCACGGGTGTAGTACATACCAAGTAGACCATCAAATTGTCCATGTGGTTTGTCAAGAGTAATGCGTTGCGGAACAATAACAAGTGGCATACCTGTACGGTTACTGATACGGGATAGTTCTACAGCAGGTGAACCCATGTAGGCGGTTCCACTGATAGGGTCACGCTCTTTTTCGTAGCCCATAACAAGGGTAACTACTTCGTTTTCGCATACATATTCTAATACAGTGAACATGTCGTCGTGTTGTGGTTGCCCTACACGCAGTGCACCGTTAATCATTGGACCAAAGTTTTGGATTAGCCATGCGTATGTACGGCTATAAGAGAAAATACAGTTCATTGGGACTGGGTTGTCAATGTCTGCTACGGGTGCAGGGAAGGTATCAAGTGGGTTGCGTAACTGCCACTCTGGGATTCGCTTATCAAAGTTAGGTTTGATATAGATAGGTGAGTTGCTGTATGCAAGAAGGTGGCGGGCACGGCGACGCATCTTCATGTTCATGCGGTTCTGGTCCCAGATAGAAAGCATTGCACGCTTACGGTCACGGGCTAACTGCATTGAACGGTCTGAACCTTCACGCAAAGCAGGGAAGTAAGGAACTGGCATGGTGCTTGATACACGCATTGACATCTGGTCAAGACCTTGTACCAGTAGGTTTGCAACGGAAGATTTAGTGTTGCGGTCTAATTCGTTTAGTGGGACAACAACATCGCCGTTAGCGAGTTGGCGTACCTGACGCATTTGGCTGAGAACAGGACCTTGGGCAGTAACACGCTGGCGGTAGAGGTCAACTATTTCTTCAACTGATTTCATGCGTGACCTTTAGTGTACTCAAACAATGCAACGATAACATATTAGCCTTACTTAAGCCAGGATGGTCGCCATTGGCGGGGTGGTGGTTTGGATTCGGTGAGGTTCGGCAAGTTAAGTAGAGCCATCCATAGTGCCATAACAATGTCGGTGCCATGTTTCTTATCTCGTGACCATTTAGTTAACTCATCTGTAGCGGCAAGGGTCTTCCAGTTGCCCTTCATAGAAGGCAGGCGTAGTGCACCTGACCTGATAACTGCTGGCAGTAGTGCTTCCACACCGAGGGATTCGTCTAGTTTGTTTCGGCTTGTGGTGTGTGGTATCACATTGACTCGGTGCAAGGCTTGCCATTTGCGTACAAAGTCGTGCGCTAGAAGGAACCGTTGGGCTGCGTTAATCTCTACAACCCAGTGTGAGATGGGGTAGCCCATTTGGTATGAGCGTTCCTGCATCCTGTCCATCAGTCCTGAGTATTCACCTGTCATGGTGTCGTATCCAAGGACTTCTTCAGCGGATAGTTTGACTCGTTCTATGTCTACAACATGGTAAAGGTTTGTATTTGGCTGGTAAATAATCCAGACAAACGCCCAAAACATAGTGGGTGAGGGGTCTACAGCCACGATAGATACCCACGGGTGGGCTAATCCTTCAGGGATATACCCTGGTTGGCGGTCACCATCTACACATCCTGGGTAGTCCACCCCATCTAGCCCTATGCCACCAGTAATCCAGGTGCGTTGTACCAGTTTAGAGTCCAAGTCCAGGTCTTCTTGTTGATACACAACTTTGAATACATCTGGTTTGTTGTATCTGATGAAAGATAGGTCTTTCCATGGTAGACGCTTGGGGTCTAGTAGCGGTCCGTCTGGGTACGGTAAAGATTTGAAAGAACGAGATTCTTTACCCGTGTCAAGGTCTTCATAATACGCTTGATAGACAATATGTCGGTACTTTTTTTGCCGTACTGGTACACCTTCAAATACATCTTCAGGGGTATGGACATCTGCCCCATCGTAATTGATATCTTCTTCAATGTCGTATGTTTCTTTGGCGAGACAATGAGCGTAAAGGTCCCCCGAACCGAGTCTTTGCCCGACAACAGCCAACAACCCGCCTGGGTCGCAACGGGCTTCTGCCACTCCGTCCCATCTTTCCAGAAGTTTGTCCCTAGCCACGCTTTCTCTCGCATTGTCAGGTGAGGCAACATCGTCAAAGAGGCATAGGTCGGCTCGGTGCCCAATGAACTCTGCTTCAATTCCGTATGCACGGACAGTTGGCTCTTTGTTGTCCAAACCATTTCCGTCAAGTTGCTCCACGACGAACTCATCGGCACGCCAAAGCGCCCCTTTGTCCACTGGTTTGAATCTTCCGTAGTCAATTGTTAAACATCCTTCTGCATCTATTGCTAATCCCTTTTGAACCATGCCTGGGTCTGGGAGAATTGGTGATACTCGTTCTAGAGTTTCACGGATACGGCGGGAATACATCTTCGCCATGTTTTGAGACACTGACCCAATCATGACACGCACCCGTCGGTTGCGCACTATCGCCCACACCGCTACATCATGAAACAAGGTGGACTTGCCTGCTCCTGGTGGGACATTAATTACTACAAATTCTTTTTCTTCGGACTCCAACAGTTTTACAAGAGTCACAGCGGCTTCAACTTGCCACGGACTTGGAACTCGCCCTAGATAGCGGCGACGAAAGTAATCAAAATCTTCCAACCCTCGTAACGCTTCCTCGGAAAGCATGTCATGGGGGATAGCGGATGGCATATCAATGGCATCCATGAAGTTCATGTGTTGTAGTTCTTGGCGACCACCAGAGCCAGCACCAGTAGCGGCTTTATGGACAGCCGACTTATGCCCTGCTTCTAGTTCTTTTGCTTTCTTAACCCATCTACTACCTGTGTTGTAGTGGATACCCGCCTCAGCGCAAGCGTCTTTAATGTTTCGTCCAGCGGAAATGAGAGCAAAGAACTTAACTTTGTCTTGTACTGGAACAATTCGTTTTGTTCCCATGTAGGTTTTATTCTACCACTTAACTTTGTCAGCCCAATACGCAGCAGACATTTTTCCTTTAGCAATGTTAGAAGCATGGCGGGCTTTGAACGCTTCATTACGCTTAGACCCGTCAGGGGAACCTGTGACTCCTTGTTGTCCGAACCGTATCGTTTTAATCTGGTCGCCCACTTTGGCTACAACCACATGAGATTTAGTTGGGTGCTTAGGGGTGGCTTTAGGTTGGTTGTATCCTGAAACGCCTGCCCGTTTTAAACGAGAATCTTTTTCTGTTGGCATGTTGCAAGAGTATCAGACAGGGTGTAGAGTTTCTGACACATAGTTACTTCATTGGTTTATGCTCTCGTGAAGTAACAATTGGGTTGTCCCCCTGTGTCATATTGCTTTTGTTGCAGGGGGAAATACCAATCATGGCTGTATACCGTTTGCATGGTACGGGGCAATTCACACCAGGGAACTGGGGTAGATGAATCCTGCAATCAGACAAGACCGTTATGTACCCCTTGTTTTGTTGTGTAAGAGATTCAAGCAGCGTGAACAACGACATATGTTCAACCTTTCAGGTGTCGGCTAAAAGAATTTGGCTACGGCGACCTTGGTATCAATGTGATACCTAAACCGTGGGGGAGGCTAAACCCAGTCTGCCAGTCATCAGGTTCCGCTAAAGCGGCTAACGCCCTTGGCTACGCCAGCGGTTGTTTGCATAGAAGCAAGAAATAAAGCCAGCGCCAACTTCCAAGTCGGTGGATTTCTTTTTTTTCTTTCCTTGCCAACTTAAGCAGGTGACTTTCCAGTTTGGAGACTCCTCCTCCCTCCTCCCCCAACCGTATAACACCACAGAGAGTGATGAGCCACCACACACAGTGACACCCAACCACACACCCAGCAAAAGAGTGGTTCTATATTTGTCTCAATACTAGATGTACTCAGGGGGCGCGCCTCGGCATAGCCCCAGTTCACACAAAACTTGCACACCACAACTAACTAAATGATTACTTGCACCCTGCAACTACCTACCAGAAGGTAGGCAGAGCCACCGAACATCTACCAAGTCCCTCTACAAAACTGACACGGCTCTTCGTCTGCTAACAACAGGACCGCCTAGTGCTTGCAATAGTTTGCACTTAGATGTTGGGGACAGTCGGGAACTCTTCATGAACAGTCACAGACTCTTGGTTGGTGTGACGGATGTCACATGGAATTGACTTGACATCTGTTCGGTACTGTGTTACACTTGATTTATCAAGGTGAAGCCCTAGAAATAGGAACACTGAGAGTGTGACAAAAGTCACATACAAATAACTTGACAAAGTGTGTAACACTTGATAGAGTGATAACAACATAACGAAAGGGAAAATATGAAGTGCTACGAATGTGGAATGAAATACACAGTGTGGGAACTATGCGAGGAACCTTGCGAGGGGTCGGGAGATTGCCACGACTGGGAAGAAGGAGAAGAAGACTAGCCGAAATCCCGTGAGGGATAGCACAGAACTAATCTACTGTGCCTGATGATGGCAGATTACCAACAAGTCTGAAGGGGCTACACAATGACAAGAAAACACTACAACGCCATAGCCAAAGTGCTACGGCAAGAACTAGACAACGGGGCTATAAATACTAGGGAAACTATGTTGCTCTATGTCTCAATCTGTACCAATTTGGCAGTGACAATGAAGGCGGATAATCCCAACTTTTCAACTGACAGATTCCTAGACGCTTGCGGGGCGAACTAATGAAGGCACCACAACAAGGCACCCACTATCTTTGCTACCTAAATGGCAATGGGACTAAATGCTACGAATGGGTCAGTAGGGAAACTGGCACGACAAAAAAATGGAATGGCACTCTATGGGAGTGGCGCATACTGTGGGCAGATGATGTCACGGTACTTCCAACAGATTACGCCAACACTACGGGGAGATAGAGATGACATATTATCAAGCGAACACCGACTCAGAAGAACTTATCTGTGATGACTGTGGGGAGACCCGTTGGGAAGTTCACCCGAAGTACGGCTCTAATGTTGATGCACGACTAGAAGAGGCACAACGGACGGGCATCAGATGGTCATGGGATACACGCTACGGGGGAGAACACAAGTGTTCTCTATGCAATGGAAGGGCTAAGTAATGAAAGAGTACGAACTAATGGTGCTACTACGCAAGGGTAGGGGCGAGAACATACAGGAGTGGCACGAGTCCACGACTGTTGAGGCAAAGAGCATAGATGAGGCTAAGACTATGGCGTGGAAGTTTGCACGCTCTGAGGCGTGGCTAGAAGATGCGAAGGTCACTGATGCCTACGCCATTGACATGGAAACCTACGAGCAGAGTCAGTGACGAAAGTCACACTATAAAGGCTTGACATACCGTTACACGGTTGATAGAGTTACAACAACAACAAGTCCTGAAGGGGGCAAACAAAATGACAACAGTAATGACACCCGACTACAAGGTAGTCACAATGAACGAGGACGGAGAAATAATCCGCATCGTTACATTCAACCAACAAGCCAACGCACAAGGCTACGCCTACACAATGCTAGGGGCGGAAACATACAAAGGGACTGTCTGCTCTGCCCGTATTTTCTACGGACAAGAAAAAGATTATTACGAAGAAATGGAATACTAAAGATGACGAACACAAAAACACAACCGCAAGATATTTGGGAGTTCTTAGAGGACGAAACCAAATGGCACCCAACAGAAGTGAAGGCTCTATTTGAGTGGTCACTGAACTATGACCACGCCCAACGCCCGTTCAATCTAATGCTAGACATTATCGGGTGGTCAGAGGACAACTACGGGGCGACAATGAGCCACGATGTACGGCTCGGTTATCTAGAGGCGGACTACTTAGGTGATGCCTTGAAGGAATGGGCAGACCACCCACAGCAAGTTGAGGACTGGATTACAGAACTTATGAGTTGCGAGGGATAAGGCATGAATAACTATCAAGTAACCCGTGACGGGCAGACGCTCGCCACATTCACCACCGAAGGCAAAGCGTGGGGGTATCTGCTACAAGTACAAGGGCGGTCTATTGAGTGGGCAGTAAGGCACGAGGGATACGACATTATCTACCCGAACGGGGCAGGACTAAAAGGAATTGAGGCAGGCGCATGATAATGAGAACAACAAAGACATCATTGAAGCCGAGCCAACTAGCGTTTGCCGAAGCAGTGGCTATGTTCTACTCAGGTGGAGACAGTGACACTATCCACAACATAATCCGTCAGGCACTAAGCGACAGAGACTACGAAGATATGTATGCAGGTGAAGGTGACTACGCCGAGACAGAAGAAAGTTAGCCTATAATTTATAGTTGTACTATACAAGTAGATGTTTCACGGGAAACATTGAGTGAGTGTGACGGAAGTCACAAAGAATACCCTTGACAACTGTCTAACAGTATGATAGAGTTATACATAACAAAACAAAACATCTCTGAAGGGGGATACAAAATGACAACACAATACAAGGTGACCATTACATATGGCATCAAATACACAGGCTGGGATTTCGCCAGTAAAAAAGAAGCGCAAAGTTTCATTGACAAGTATCAACACAATCAGGAAAAACTTGAGCGAGATTTTGATGACTTGCCCCAAGCAATAACTGCTCGTGCTACTGAACATGACGAAAACTTTGTGACCATTGAAGAAGTGGTGGAATAGAGATGAGTAGCCAACAAACAGATGACGCTAAGTATCTTAGGTATGACTATCTAATGTTGCAGGACGCTCTTGACTGGGTAGGTATTGACTATCTAGTGAGGCAGACAGACGATAAGGAACAGACACAGGTGACTATCAACTCAACAGATGCGAGACGGCTTGCCCAACTAATCCAAGTAGGGAGTAAGCACGAATGATTGAGGAACTAGAAGCGTACCTAAGAATGTTAGAAGCAGAGTTAGAGGTGGAGATAGACCTACACGGTGGGCGCACCCGACTAGCAACAGACTTGCGTGAACTCATGGTATATACGAAGCAAGAACTGGCAGAGGTCAAGTCATGAGTACACAGAAGTACACGGTGTGGGTAGGGGGTGTAGAAGTCAATGACTTTTACCTTCTATGGACAGAGGCGGTAGCAATCGCCAGTGAATTTATATCGGACGGCTATCAAGATGTTCAGGTTCAACGGGTTACCCGTCCTGACTTGAGTCTGATGGTGTGACCAAAGTCACAAAGAAAAGACTTGACAAGTAACATGAACTGTGTTACGGTTGAGATATCAAGTTGAAGGGCTTGATAAAAAGAAAGGGAAAATAATGAATACGAAAACCAAAGGGGTCTTATCAGCAAGTAGCATTGCTGGTTGCCTCAACAGCCTAACGAATAGTTGGAGTACAAGAATGGACTACGGTCTACTTGAAGAGGGGGTTCATCGTTGGACTTTCTGTTCAGTGGCTATGCGCTTGTGTCAAGAACTTGACGATGAGTTGATGGGGGAGTTTGACAGAGAGGCATTTCTTGTGGCTTGTGGTTACTACGAGGTAGCAAACCATAAGTGCATGAAAGACTTTCCATACGACACGACAAAGGACTGACTTAGGTCAGACAGGGTGACTAGCAGACAGTCGGGTGCAAGTCCTGACCACCCACCATGCAACACCAAAGGGGTGTAGCAGTAGGTAATCCTAGAAGGGGAATACAAAATGAAAGAATACAATGTGGTCTTCCACTACTCGGTAAGGGTAGAGGCAGACAATGAAGATGATGCACAAGACAAGGCGTGGTCAGAGTTCGGTGAAGCGAACCCAAGTAGCGGTGACAACTTTGCTTGCACCGTTGAAGCGATAGAAGATGTTTGGGATACCAATGAGGACGGCAACCACATCTGTGTGGATTGCGAGACAGAGGTAGACCCCGATGAGGTGTGCGGTAACCGTGAGTTCAGCGAGCCTCGTTGTGAGGATTGCTACGACACACACAGGTACAGGTCTTAAGTCATGAAAGCATCAGAACTAATCAAGACAATGCAGGAACTAGACCCCGATGCGGAAGTGTGCGCCTTGTGGTGGACACAAGAAACATTTGATGATGCGTACCAACCCATCACCGATATCCAATGGAGCAAGGTGTGTGACGAGTTTGACAACTGGGACAACGCTGGTGCCGAGGTATCCGAGTGGATATCTAACGCAGTAATTGACACAATGATTGAGGAAGTGGAATGAAAAAAGAAACAACAAATTGTATGCATTGTGGACGCACAGTTACCGCAACGCCAACGGGGTGGGCAGATATGCAAGCCACGGGTGATGACAAAATATGGAAATATGTTTGCGACGAAAATGACACCTTCCCATCAGACCATGAATCAACAGAAAAGTTAGGTCTTAAGTCATGAAACGCTATTCACCTAACCACCCCGCAGTAAAATCATGGGACAGACCACTAGACATACGCTCACGCACTCAAGCAGTGCGAGACAGGCTAGGTATGGAACCATTACAGATGAACTACAAGGCACGAACATTCTTTGGCTTCGTGTTCTGTATCGGTTCGTTCTATGCGTTAGAGTCCTCTGCTCTGCTTTGCTTTATCCTTTTGGGGTTGGCTGGCTACTGCTGGATTAGTTCTATCAACGACTACACACGATGAGCGCAATCATCAAGTTGCAATGTGACAAGTGCAACGGCATCTCATCACTAGACCATTACGGCACATTAACGGACGCACGAGTGAGTGAGTTTAAGTACGGCTGGTTCTACGACACCCTGCATGGGTCACCTGCTGACTTATGTCCTGTGTGTAGCGGGCGTGACGAGAACTACTGGACAGCCGAACCGTTCTAATGCGGGCACTGCATCGTGTCTTAAGACAGTTAATCCTCGGAGAAAAGATAGTGTTCCGTGAACCACGAGTGACGGGCAACTACGAACAGAACCCGTACGGCTGGATAGTCACCTACGAAGTGGGCGGTAAGGCTGTTAAGTATTTCCGTTGGGACATGGACGAGGTGTGGAAGTGGACTAAGACCCTGAACATGGCTTCATCATTCCCGTCAGAGGACATAGCCCGTATGCAAATGGAAAGTTGCGAGGTAGCATGGCGGTATCAGTATGAGGTAAGAAAAATACTTATCTGATTTGATACACTTGATTTGCCCTAGTCGTTGGTTCCCCTTCCCAATGGCTAGGGCTTCTTCATGCGTATGTTCATGGGGTTGCGGGCATACTGCTCCCGCTCTTTAGGTGTGAGTCCACCCCACATACCGTTACGCCGACCACTCACCTGCTCAAAGGCAAGTTCGGACTTAAGACATTCATCAGTGACGGGACACGCACGGCATATTCTTTTAGCCTGCTCCCATATCATTCCGTTCTGTTGGTCACCGAACACTTCAGGAAAAAATATGTTGGGGTCTAACCCTTTGCAATGCGCATCGTCTTGCCAGTGTTTCACTTTTTCTTCTTCTTGTTTGTCATGTCGTATCGTCTTGCCCAATGGCAGGCACAACCACAGTTGGCTATCTGTTCAGGTGTCCACAGTGTTAGGGCACGGGTTCCTGTACCGCAATGGTCGCAGGATTTCTGGTCAGGGTATGGGTCTAAGTTCTGGGAATGGGTTACGCCATACCGTTGGCGAGTGGTTCTCTTCACAATCTGCTTTCTCTTGTGGGTTTGCATAGAGACGCATGATGTGGATACAGATGTCGTCACCGTCCTCAAAGGCTTGGTCTTCATCTGGTGTGGTGGCTACACCATCGTGGGTGTGGCACAGAGGTGGTGTTACCCACCCCTGTCTTAAGCCAACTTCCATCCACATATCAAATGACATTGACAGTGGGTCAGACATTAGAAGAACTCGTCTTCTGATACCTGTGATGCGGTAGGAAATACCTGTCCGATTTGCTGCATCGTTGCTTCAGTATTGTCTTGAACCCATGAGTTCCAACGACATGACGCACCGACTTCATCAGCGATTAACTTCAGGCTCTTGCCTTTGGTTCCATCTTTCTTGGTGAACTCGTCTTGTTCGTAGCGACCTACGACTATGACGGTTGAACCTTTAGCGATGGTGTTGGCTACATTCTCTGCAAGTTTAGAGAACACGGTGACATTGTGCCATGTTGTTTTCTTCTTGTCATCTTTGCCGTATGTGTCGGCAACGGAGAATGTTAAGACTGCCATGCCTCCTTGGGAGTAGCGCAGTTCAGGCTCTTGCCCTACCTTGCCGTTGATTGTGATGTGGTTACTCATTTGGTTCCGCTTCTTCTTTCTTAAGTGGTGTTATCCGTCCTGCTTTCTTAAGGCAGGTGTGTGTTGGCGCATATTTTACTGCGACAAACAATGTTACTGATGTCTTACAACTTGTGCAAGACCAGCGTGTTCTTTCTTTCTTTCCTACACGCCCGACATTCTCGGCTTCCCTTGGGTCGGGTGTAGGTGTTCTCTTTGGTGTATTCATGTCCTCGTGGGCAGTGGGTTTTGTTTGCATAGAAGTGTCTGCCTCTCTCTACTACATCTCTCATGTTGTCTGTCTGTGTCCCGCCTTCTAGGTGGTGGGGATTGACACATACTCTGTTGTCGCACTTGTGTCTTACGACAGGTGGGTAGTAACGGTGGGCTAGAAAGAATGAGAAGCGGTGGGCTGCTCTGTGTTTGTGGGCTACATACAGTTGTCCGTAGTTGTCGCCTCGGCGTGACCCTTGCCATTCCCAACATTCGTCAGGTGAGCCGATGGTTACTCTGTGCCAAAAGCGTTGGCTGTCTTTGTATGTTGCTGTATCCACAGGTTTATCCCCCTATGCGTGATACTTTTACCTTAGCAGTTGGCTTATCGGAACTTTCCTGATGTGGCTTTCCAATGTCCCAGTCCTCCGTTCTTGTATAGGTAGCGAGCGACCTTGAGGTTGCAGTCAAGGATGAGAAGGGATTTTTTTGTCTGCCCCCAGGGGCGTTTGCATACTTGGGATGTGACTGTCACCCATGTGCTGTTCACTTGGAGTGCGCCGATGTCAATGGAGCCGTTGCTGTTCTGTCCTGATACTGATAGGGGGTTGCATCGTGACTCTCTCCACATGATGTATGAAAAGTATTTCACTGGTAGTCCGTGCTTGCGGAGTTCTGTTTCGTACTTAGGGCAGGTCTTTGTGGTGTCCTGTTTGGCGTGTACGGGGGACGCTGATAGTAGGGATAGGGCGATGATAGAGGTGAGGATGCGTTTGCGCATGGTTGTCCTTTCGTAAAGTGATGGGTCAGTTAGGGTTCATAGGTCTCCTGTCTTAAGTGTTAAACGGATTAGATAAGTTTAGCAGTCATACAACTCACTGGTCTGTAAGTCCTGCACCTGTGGAGGGAACAACAAGAACCCTCGTGCTGGATTGTCAGAGCCAGAAGCAAAGTCACGCTTGTTCAATAGCGCATAGTTGTAGCGCAAATAATTCTTTAATCGTTCTACCGATACAAGAACATAGGAGTCAGGTGCGAACCTGTATGCCCACCATTTTGCTTGTGTCACATTTATACCTGAAGGTTTCCACTGCCCACCGTGAGGGCGTTGCTCTGTTTCCACAGCCATGCGTCCGTTGCGGTAGCGGTCAGCCTTTACTTCTACTGTGCCATCGTTGAGTGCATGAAAGAAGTCAATAAGGTTTTGTTCACCTTGATGTCCATAACTTAAGTCAGTCTTGAAATCAAACCGAGGGTCATAGCCCCCGATTGACATATCACCAGTCACGGTAACGCTCGCCAAGTAACACACCGCAGGTGAATACTGCTACCACCATAATTATTTGTGTAAAGAAATCGGTCATCTTGCTAACTCTCTTGATAGGCGTTCTACTTCGGTTGATAGTTCAAGCACTTTAAGTTTGAGTTCGTCACGCTCGGCTTGTACCTTGGCGAAGTCTTGCTCTGCGAACTGGATACCTTTTTCTTGGAGCCATTCGTAAGCGTCGTCTTGATGTATGTACTCACTCATTAGTATCCTGCTTCCTTAAGTAATACAGCGAACACAGAGGCAGGCATCACTGCATACCAATCACCAACAGCAGTGGTTCCTCGCTTCTTTGCGATGACCGAACCAACACTGACACCAGCGTTATCCATCTCAACCTTCAATTCTTTTAGCCACTCAGAGAGCGTGATGGTCTTGCAGTTCTTAACCTCAATGACCACAGGTGCACCCATGTTGATGTCACCCTTGTCAAGATTGCCTTGAAGTGCACGCCTCTCTGCGTATAGCCAGCCTTCTGTCTTAAGCCAGTTCACTACGGCAGTTTCAGCCGATGTTCCTTTTTGTTTTGCTTTACTCATTACATCCTCTGTAAAATTCATTGCCCCATATTTCATACGGGTGGTATCCAAGTTTCACTGCCCATCTATCTGCCAAGTAAACACTCAGCCCTCTAGTTTTCCACTTGTGGGTAGCACTGGTCTTGATAGAAGTGATGCGTCCGTCACGAGTCAGCCTGTCAATAAGTGGTTCACCGTCAAGCATTAAGACAGTAGGTCGTATGTTTCTTCGGTACTCTCGTGCATCTTCAACACATATGGTGCATCGGCATTTGTACTTAAGATAGGTAGAGCGTCCATGTATGCGTTCATCAGACACCCCACCACGCCCTGTTCTTTTTTTCCCACTTGCGGTAATGCTCATGTTCCACTAATGGTGTGTGCTTGTCTAGCGAGAGTGCACTGGAGTGGGCTAACGCATTGGCTATGCGTCTCCACTCTTGTACCTCTGCTTGTGTCTGCTTTAGTTGAACGCTCAACAGTTTGTTTCGTTCTTCCATGTTGTCAAGAAGTTCTTCGTAACTGGACATTACTTAGCAAGTTCTCGTTCTAGTTCTTGACGGATTAAATCACGGAATAGTTGTGACCGTTTTGTTTCTCGTTGCTTACATAAGAAAGCAATCTGTTCTAACTGTGATGGGGTGACACGCAACCCGATGATGTGGGCTGATGCTTCACTGGCGGTTGGGTCTACTGTTCTTTTGTTAGCCATTACTCGCCGTCCTTGAATGATGCAAGTTCTTTGAACGCTGACCGTAGGGCTGGGAGGTGTGACTCCATCCAAGGGGTGCCGTCGGGGATGCCTGCGTTGGCAGCGACAGCCTTCGGGTTGATTCCTTTGGCTTCACAAGCGGCGTTGAACTGGTCAATCTGTGGTTGGGACAGTGGGGTTAGGGTCTTGGGTTTAGCCTGCTTAGGAGCCTGCTCAGGGGCATTAGCGGTGGCTGTAGGGCGTGCCTTGACTGGGGCAGGGCTGTGTTCCAAGTCTTCCCATTCCTGCTTAGTCCATAAACTGAGACAAAATCCATACCGCATTCCGCAGTTTCTAATTAGGTCGCTGATAAGTTCCTTGAGCAAATCGGGCTTGTTGGGTAGGCATGAACCGATACCAAGACGGCGCACGCCATGCACTGTCATCCATCCAGCCATGTGTGCCATGCCGTTCTCTACACGGTAGGCAGGTAGACCATCAGAGTCAAACGCTGTTGGCTCCCATGTCCATGCGCTATCCACTTCCAGAAGCATTTTTGTCACATCGGCATGCCCGACAAAGGACAACTGCTGACCGCCCTTGGGTAACTTGCCAATAATTTTAGGGTCAGGTACCCCGTATTTAGTGAGGACTTCATCAAGTCCGATTGTTTTCTTTTCCATTATTTTTCTCCCTTCAAGAGAAATGTACGGGTGTGTACTTCTTTTATGTATTGCTTGGCAAGGTCGGGATGGGCAAGGCGCAGTGCTTTAGAATCAAATGACTCCCGCTTCTGTCCCTTCCATGTCGCAACCGTGACACCATTCAATATAGCGGTGTCTGCTTCACCTAGCAACTCGCAAACCTCTGCTTTTAATTCATCTTCCATCTGCTTGTACGATGCAAGTTCACTGCGCACATGACGCAACCTCTGTATTAAGTCAGCAGTTTCACTAGGCAACTCAACAGTGCGAGACACAGGACGCTGATACCTAGTCTGAATAGTTTCATAAGACCACCGAACACCCGATGGTGTCATGCCTAACTCAACACTGTTCAACCACTCGGTCACTGCTTCAATGTGTTCAGCAACTTCTTCTTCAGTGATGACCTGCTCAACCAGTGTAAGACGCAAGGTGTTGTCAAACACAGCCCAAGTCACACGCTTGGCATCAGCACAAATGTATTGCGTGATACCTTGGATGCGCCAATAGTCAGGGAGAGTACCTGAATACTCACGGCTTGTGGTCTTGACCTCAAGGATGTGGCGTGTCTCCTCGTTCCACCCGTCAAGGGTAGAGATAAGATGGCAACCTTTATCTGTGTCGTAACAGAACAGTTCCTTAGGTGTTTCAAAATCAACACCGAGTCTGTCGCCAGCCCACTGGATGATGGTGTCTTCAAGGCGGTTGCCTGTCTCCATCGCTGCATTGGGGGTGATAGGGCTAGGTGCAACACCTGATAGTTGTTCGGCTGCATAGTGGTCTTTCTTTACGAAAGGATGCAAGCCATAGATAGCGGCTGCTGCACTGGCTGAGATACGGCGGTTGCCTTGCTCGTCCATGTAACGCTGATTCAGCCATGCTTGTGAACCGTGTGGTTCTTTGTGGATACGGTAACGGTTGAAAGTCATTTAACTTCCCCTTCTCTGTGTAACAGTTGTTGCGTCACAGAGTACAGGTGGGGTGTGTCAATGTCAAGCGTTTAGTAAAACAATTTTCCTGACCATTGCAACAGGGATATAAAACAAGTTAATACCCTCGCCATCGTGAATACTTTGCAGTAAAGTCACATGGTTTTCTTTAGAACCAGCATCACCAACAGGCACAAGAAAGCCTACCGACTGGACTAACACTTCACCGTCGTCTTCTACATCGTCAAGTGTTAGCCATCCTGCATCACCACCACAAGCATCAGCCCAGTAGATAAGAGCCACTGGGTATTCTTGCGGTGGGAACTCAATCGTCTGTTGGGTCATCAAGAGGTTCCCCTTCCACTCGGCACTCAACACAGTACCGTCCCGTCTTTGACAGCCACATCTCTCCGCATTGCGGGCACATAAAAAGGTCACGGGTATTTGCCATGCCTCAATAATACTAGAGGTTTAGGCTGCTTGGGTTTGCTTGCTACGCAAGGATTCTAACTGTGTTACAGCCCAGAAGAACTGGTCTTGTTGTGCTGGTTGCACATGGATTTTAGATAGGAAATACAGGAGTGTTTCAATTGCTTCGTTAGTCATAGGACTTAAGACTCTATCACTACCAAGGCTTCGTTACATAGTCCTCAAGTTTTGTAATACGATTTTCAATTCTGTCTACTGCGTCACGCAAAGAAGAACCACCATTGTTTTTCATGTTCATTTCAACAGTAGTGATTGCGTTATCTAGTCGTTGTCCCCAGCGAAAAAGAGGTCTAACAACACCACGATAGATAACACCGATAGAAACAATAGACCCAGCAATTGAAGCAAGAACACTGACTACCGTCATTTCCCGTCACACCACTGCCAATGCCAGTGTTCAAACTCTGGCGACTTGATGTTGTCCCCTTGAAGGTAGAACCCGAAGGTGGGTGCGTTCTCACACATCCACTTAAAGCCTTTCTTATCGGATGCCAAGCCGACAATGTTGCCACCCTTGCCTTCCGTTGCCAGGTCAATAGCAAGACCCCAGCCGTGATTGGAACCCGACTTACCTGTTGGGTCTGGTGCAGCCGAAGGTGCTTTACCTTTCTTAAGAATCCATGTCTTGTTGTCAAACTTGCGGGTGACTGTCTTCGGCTTGCCGAGGCGAGGGTCGTTAGGCTTGGCTACTTCATAGCGGTCCATGAACATGGCGAACTGTCCGTCATAGGAACGGTAGTCACCGATGTTGCGGAGATGCACACCTGCTGCCATTGCTGCGTCATACATTTTGTTGAACGCTTCGGCTGCTTCTTTATACATTTTGCCACCAGTTTTGACACGGACAAGGAGGTTCTTGTCAAGGCGACCATTGATTTGACCTTTCAAACCTGCTGGTACTACTAACTTTTTATATGGCAGTGTCTTTGACATTTTTATTCTTCTTCTATCCCGATACCAGCAGCGATGGCAAGGATGTTAATAGCGAAAGCAACTGCGCTAATGTATAAAGCCTTGTCTAGCGTGTCGCCAGACAGGGTGATAAGCATAAGTCCAGTGCTTGTCAACCATAGTGACAGGCTGATGATGGCTCCTAGATATTTACGCATAGGTTGTACTTTATCACTTTCGTTTAGTTGGGATAACCATGAGGGATGTCATGATTGTGATGGCGATGAGGGCACGGCGGGTACTGACAGGTACCGTTGAACCAATAGGGACATAGGTGTCTACTGCCCCTCCGAAAACATTGACTGATGATTCAAAACTTTTTCTGACAGACACGGGTGCGGATTGAACTGCCGATACCAACTGCACTAACTCGGTATCAGACAAATCATCTAGCACTAGAGCATCAAAGACTTGGGTTGCTTCCTCTGCGGTGATGGTAGCCAACGCTTCAGGGTCGGTGGCTAAAGCCACTGCTTCTTCAGGACTTACGATAGGAGGCACTACGATTGGTGGTGTAGTCGTGGAGGTAGTAGATGTACTTGTTGTTGTGGGTGCCAGCGTTGATGTTGTCGTGGTTGGCACGGTTGATGGAGGCACAGTTGTTTGAGGAATGGGAACAGTAGATGTGGTGGTTGTTGGCAACACTGTGGTTGTTGTGGGCGTTTCTGTTGTGGTGGTGGTAGATGTACTTGTCGTGGTTGGTGGCAGCGTTGTTGATGTTGTTGTTGTACTGGTCGTTGTAGTTGTACTAGTTGTTGTGCTAGTAGATGTAGTGGTCGTCGGCTCCTCAGTAGTAGATGTGGTGTTCGCTGGTTGCCCATTGAAACTCAACTCGTACCGTTCATTCCAGCCAGGGCTACTACGCCACACATCAGCCTGATAACAGCAAGTACCAGCCCGTAAACGATACCGACCAGGCTGCACCTCTAAAGATATGTACGACTGCAAACCAAGATGGTCGTCGTTAGTTGCTAACTGAACACCTTGTTCGTCGTATAGCCACAGTTGAGGGTCAGAGTTAAACCCGTCAACCATGTATGTCCGTGCTTCAAACTGTGTTGGCTCGGTGTATTCAAACCAGTAATCAGTAATACCAGTGATGATTGGATTTTCTGCGCTAACGCTAGACGATAGAAACAGAATGGAAAGTACAACCCCTACGAGGGCGTAACGGCTACCCCTTTTTGCCGAAGGCTGCTGCAACTTCTTCTTTAGTGAGGGTGCCGTCTTCAGACCATGCACGAAGCAATGATTCAGTGACCTTACCTGCGGCTACAACACCTGCGATGGCTGCTGATTTCCAGAGTTCAACTCCGAAGATTGCGCCACCTGCTACGGCTGCGAGTGCGGATGAGCCGAATACCCCAAAGATTCGGAGGATGAGTGTTTGTACTTTTATCATGGGTTTTCCTTTGGTATCCATCGGCAGGTTTCTTCGTTAAAGTCTACATCAATTGGAGGCTTGGGTGGTATGAAGGCATCCCTTTGTGAGTCGTAGGTGAACCCTATACCTGCGTAATTTTTACGGAAGGTGCCGTTGTATGAGGTTTGAACATAGGTTCCTTCACCGAACTGTTGGCAGAACGCTTGACCTATGGCTTCGGATTCGTTGCCGTTGGCATCCATGATGTCGTCGTTTCCGATGACGATGACTCTGATAACTGTGTTGTTTTCTAGTTGTGCAAAATGTGCCATATTTACGGTCCGTAGTATCTAAATTGTGCGTATCCTGAACCACCTGCTGCTCCAAGATAGATGTAAAAGGCTTCGTCCCTAATGCCGCATCCGCCTTGTCCTGTGTTGGCTGGTCCAGCAGTATTTGGCGTTCCAGCAGTACCACCAATGTTTTGGTCGCCTCCGCCTCCACCTCCGTAACCACTGCTTGCTGCACCACCGTTACCTCCGTTTTGTGTAGTACCAGAACCCGCAGAAGCGTTGCCGCCGACTCCACCAGCACCACCGCCACCACCGCCAGCACCGCCATAGGTAAGACCGCCTGCATTTCCATTACCTGAAGCACCACCTCTGGAACCAACACCACCAGGACCAATAGTGGGGTAAGCACCAGCATTAGCGGTAACAGTGGTACTTCCAGCAATACTTGATGCGTTACCACCAGCACCCGAAAAAGCAGCACCACCTGCGCCGATGGTAACAACAACGCTGGAGCCAACAGAAATAGAAGAAGAAGTAACAACAGCACCGCCACCGCCGCCGCATCCTTGAAAGTCTTCCTCACCTGAACCAGAAGAACCGCCACCAACAACAAGCAAGTCTTGGATAGAAGTGATAGCCAAACCGCTAGTGCCTGATGTTGGGCGTGGGTTAGACCATGTACTAGAACTATTGAAAGTTTGGTATGCCTTCAACGAATAAGTAGTGAACGAACCACCGATAGAACTGGTTGTTACAAACCCGCTAGAGTTTGTGACCCTGAAACGAACATAATAAACAGTGCCGTTAGACAACCCTGTGGCGTTGTAAGTACAAGCCGTGCTGGTCGCACCCTGCGCAATGGTTGCGTTAGTGGAAGCAGTAAAAAAAGCCGAGTTGCCAGAAGCAAACGATGCTGAAGTTGAATACTGAAACTGAACAGAAGTAATGTTGCGATTGCCTGTTGTGTTTACAGTCGCATTAAAGACAGCAGTGTCTTGGTTGTAATTAGTGGTAGACCCAATCGTTAAAGTGGGGGCTACAACTCCGCCAGAAGAAGCACCAATCAGCATTAGGCTACGGTGTCTCCAGTTAATACCCATTCAGTGTCGGAAATTTTAATCAAAGAAGCAGCAGAGTATTGTACTCGTAGTTTCAAACCGTTAGCCGAACGCACAGTAACCCCTGTATCTCCAGCAATTGTTACCTGTCCAGCACCATAGTTAACCACGGTGACAACGGTTCCATTAGCAAAAGCAATAGAAGAAGTAGGGACAGTTAAGGTCATTGCAGTTGCTTTGTTGCATTGCATCGTGCAGTTAGCATCAACCAAAGCAAGAGTAAAACTGTCTGTCTTTGAGGTCAATGTTGGGGCTGCAAGTTTAGGGGAAGTGACAGCCGCATCAGCAATATCAGCCGTAGCAATAGTCAAGTCAGTAAGGTTCGCAGAAGCAACCGTAATACCACTAGGTAACGCACCCGTAGCCAACTTACTTAAGGCAATAGCAGCCGAAGCATCAATGTTGGCGTTAACAATAGTTCCCCACTCAGGGGCAGTACCACCAGAGTTGACCTTCAACACATGAGAAGCCGTACCAACAACAAGTTCAGTAAAGGTACCAGGAGTACCCGAACCTTGGTACACAACAGAACCAGCATTGGCGTATTTAGATACCAACTCGTTAGCCTGGTTTGCTTCCAACGCTGTGAACACAGGATAAATAACAGCACCCTGCTCATGTTGGCGGTCAACGGTAGCATCAGCACCACGACCAGCAGCAGACGCACCCCATGTAGAAGTAGCAGAAGGGTCTACAACAGTCAAGGTTGTAGAACTGCTGTACTTAACACAAATCTTTTCTTCCTTAGCAGTACCAGGGTCAACCACAACAAAGAAAGGTTCAGCATCCGTAGACCAGCCAGACACAGCAACAGCCAAAGTGATGCTCGTTGCTGCTGCGTTTAGGGTTACACCAAGCGTGTTGGATACGGGGGCACCCCGATATGACCTTCTGCTTTTACCATTGACTGCCATAAAACTCCTAGTTTTCTACCGAACGCAAGGTTACTACAAGCGTTCCCTCAAATGACCAACTGTTACCTATAGAATCCATAGGTTCCCAGACAATATCCTCAAGAATAACATTATGCGTGAAAGTCCCTATTTGTAAGGTGATGATACGGGGGGATGCAATCAGGTCATCAAAGAACTCTTGCTGTTCATCAACATCGTAATAGTATTCCTTACCCCTTACGGTTACTGACTTATGCAAGATAATTGGGACAGAAAAAACTTGTGAACGGAACGGGGCGGCATAGGCTCTAGCCATCCAACGGGTAAAGGTTGGTCCTGTAGTGGCGGTGGCTCGTTCTAGCGTGAACTTAAAGTCTGCTTCAATGGCTTTGGAATCTGACCCGTCAAATGAGTTTTCGGTGTCTGAAGCAACAGACCACGCACCTATGGAATTGTATTCACCGTCATCAATTTTCAAGTATGAAGTAATAGAGCCGACAAGGGGGGTGGAGCGTGTGTCCACCTTAGCAATGAACTTACGGTCTGGGATTCCCCATCGCCATGTGCCTGATTCTATTTCTCCTGAAGCAACTAGGTTGTCAGCATCTTCAGCGATGATACCTACACCTGATAAAGCAAATAATTTTTTAGTAGCGAATGGTGTTACTGGGTCGTCAAATATGACAATACTGTTGACAGTTGCAGTGCTGGTATACATGAGGTCAGTGGCAAATGCTGGCGTGTTCGGTGAGGAGAACACAGACAAATCTAAAGTCCCTAGCCCGCTTGATACTCCGTCATAGTTTGTCCATGTGAAGTAGGCGAACCTGTCGTTTGATGCAAACTTTTTAACATCTCCTGATGTTGGGATTATTTTACCTGCGATAAGGTTTGCGTCTGCATCAGTTGAACAGTAACGAACACCTTTGTTTGTGCCAACAAGAATGAACCCCAGGTATCCACTGATAGTTGTGACTACTTCACCTGTTGGTAGTTCTAGAGCAACAACACCAGCGTCTAAGGTACCGTCTGCTTTGATGGTGATTTTGTAGATAAGGGATTTCTTTCCTGAAAACCCTGCTGCATATACAGCGTTTTGTCCTGATGCCACTCCGACCCAACGGAAGTTAGTGTCATCAGGGGTGATAGGTGTAGTGCCATGCGTTCCGTCTGATTTGATTAAACGCAAGTCTTGGTTGTATGCACCGAACATATAGTTTTTAGCAAAGCCAAGTATATAAAAATCATGTGTTCCAGTAACAAACTTTGTGTTGCTAATTATCGCAGGGTCAACGCTTGTGTCAACCTTTCGGACACTATCGGAAGGAAACGCAAGGTAAATATCGTTGCCATCGGTAGCCATCGCTTGTACTGTGCCTGTAGGTGCTGATGTACCGCCAGCCTCATCAACAACCGCAGTCCATGTAGGGCTAGACGCATACGGATTGGTGGTGAATTTTACATCACCGTTCAACGCAACATACACACGGGTACCACAAACAACCATGTGTTGAGAAGTGGATACATTAGACAACGAAATCTTTGTTGCGTTCAAAAGACTTAACTGTCCCTTAACCCAAGGGTTAACACCTTTAGATTTGTAAAACCTAAACGGTGCAGAATCATTCATGTCTGCATAAGTTTGTCCTGCACCAGCATGCCAAGAATCTTGACCTCTGCGCCACAAACCACCAGGGTTAATAGCCCCCTCACCAGGAGTAGTGGCACCATCTTGTGAGTCACGCACACGCTGTTCATAACCCCGTTGGAACTTACCTGACTTCTGGTCAACCATAAATGGGCGACCATCAATAGCAACAGGGAAAATGTTAGGAACAAGTTCGGATACTGCGGTACCTGAATAAAAAGGAGGAGTCCCAAAATACGGCAGGGTGAAAGTTGGCACCGCCATTAGTTAATCCCTGCTAAGAAAAGTTGGGTATTGCCTTGCAAGTCGTGCCGCTTCAGCAGTGATACGGTCACGGCGCATACGGATAATGTTGTTAATAGAACTAGACACCGACCCTGTAGGCACTTCTTCTGAACGACGGGTGTCGCCTTGTGATTCGGTGAAGTTGCGTTTAACTTCTCGTGGGGAAACCAAACGAATCTGGGCACCCATCATAAGGATGTCTTCAGCGGTGGTGGGGAAGCCAGCAATGTTTTGAAGGTTTTGTGATTCGGATGTGACATTAGTGAATGGTGCTTTGTAGACCACAATCATGCGTCCAGCACGAACCTGTTCATCAAAACGAATAGCGTACCCAGCACTGAAGTCGTCGTTAGGTAGGTCACGGATGAGGCGACAACGACGGATAACTGGGTAGTCGGTGGCTATGTAGCGCACCGTTACAGATACTAAGTCAATGATTTTGTCTGTAGTTGGCAAGTTAACCATGGTAAAAGTACCGTTGTAGTTCAACTCAAGGCTTTTGATTTGGTACAAACCGTTCATAGGGCTAGACAAGTCGTCTATTTCGGCGTTGATTGCTTCAAGGATTTGTGCCCGTGGGAACCTTGGGTCAACAATAGCCACGGAACCACTGATGTGGGTGGCTGCGGTAGTTCCATTCCATCCTCGTTCAACCGTTACAGTTTTAGAACCTGAAGATACTTCCCATACATACATCAGTTCGTTATCTATCTGGATAACACCACCAGCCCGTATACCGTTAAGGTCGTACTGGAAGACAACAGATGTGGATGTAGTAGTTAACGCACCAACTGTTTTGTTGCGTTCCTCTACCGTGCCAGACATTAACTGGCGTACGGTACGGTCTACTACGGTTCCAACTGTGGACATTACTTCTTCTTCTTAGCCTTAGATGCTTCAGACATGGCAATAGCAATAGCCTGCTTGCGTGACTTAACGACGGGTCCACCCTTCCCAGAGTGGAGAGTCCCGCCTTTAAATTCGTGCATAACTTTCTGCATTTTTGCAGCAGCCTTTTTTGCAGCCATTCTTATTTCTTCTTAGCCTTAGCCTTGCGAACTGGAGCCTTCTTGCCGTACTCCATCATCTTTTCTTTTGAGCCTTCGCCCTTTTCGTGCTTCTTCATAGCACCTTTGGACTTATACATTTCACCTTTGGCAGACATAATTTCTCCTTAGCCTTAAGACAGGATAATCATAGCCGATAATGGGTCAGGTTTGTTTTAAGTCTTTCATCTGTTGAGTTTAACGCCACAGCCTCAGACCCGTGGAAGAACGCTTCGTCGCTGTCGCCAAGGTGGTGGCAGGCTATTGCCATGAGGTCGTGTGGTAGCCATCCCCATGCTTCTGCTTCACATAGATAGTCAAGTGGTTTGGTTGTGATTGCTAAAGCCATTGATGCTGCGTTTCTGCATCCGAGCCAGTTATGTTTGTTGTGGTAGTAGAGGGCTAGGTCTACCCATGATTCACGACGGGTGGGGTCTTCAGCGATGGCACGATACAGGTGGTAGTCAGCAGCGTTGGGAACCATCTTTGCCAAGTACCTGTGACTGGCTGCCCGTTCAGGCATCCATGTTGATAGGTCTAGATGGCGACTGAAGTGGTACTGACTTAAGCCATAGTCACCGTGGAAGTACAGTTCACGGGCTAGGTAAAACTGGTTGCGGTCATCACGGGGGTCTTCTTCTACAGCCAGTTTGAGTAGGGGCAGGTATTGGCTGCGGGACTTGGTGTTGTCTGGATGGTGGTGGATTTCTAAGCCGTCTACCCAGTGTTGTGTTTCTGTGTCTAGTGGTTTGAGAACTTCGTGGACTGGGTGTTTCCATTTGTATCCGTGTCTGCTGTGGATTTTGTCTCCGCCGTATGTGAGTCCTTCTGTGCCATCTGGGTTCCATGACCATGTGTATTTGTATCGGGGGCGGGTAGTGCCAGTAGGGATGGCTTCTAGTTTTTCTCGCCACCCTGGTTGGAGAACTTCATCCATGTCTAAAGCAATACATAGGTCAATATCGTCTGGGAGTAAGTTGAGCGCATGGTTTCTAGCGTGGTCAAATCGCCACGGACTAAAAGTTGTTTGGTGGATGTCTATGCCTATGCCGTATGCAATGGAGTAGGTGTCATCAGTTGAACCTGTATCTAAGATAAGTCTGTGGTCGGCATCAGCACATGAGTCAGCCCATCGTTGGACAAAGGCTTCTTCATTTAATGCAATTGTGTATACCGCTATTTTCATTGGTTAGCCAATACTAAAGCCAAATCTTTTTTGCGTTTCAATAAGCCCCACTTAAATTTGTAAAATTCTTTTTCATTAGCACGATTGTCAGGAATTAAATCTAAAGCATCTTCATAGTTATCTAAAGAAAAATCTCCTTCAATTTTTGCAATTCCAAGATTGTGGATAAATTCTTGGTCAGCAGAGTCAATATCAAACTGGATTGCAGCGTCAAGATTTCCGTATTCTGGATAGCAAGACAGCAAATTAGCGAGTGACATGTGAGCCATTTTGCTTTTAACAAACCTAAGCAAAGCCTGGTTATTGTCAACAACATCGGCAGGTCGCCTACGGGCATCTGTGTTACCTAAGAAATACTGTGCTACTTGCATATTGGTTTGGTCAGCAACCAGTGAACCATCAAAACTTATTTGGTTAAGGAACTCTTTAGCATCAATAACAATTGGGTCGGTACTATTAAACGGTGGCTCAGCCAGAGTAGCCCATTCGGTTAATAGGCGAAACATTTCGGATAATGTAACTGTAAAAGCAGGTACTTCTTCAGCATTAACAACAACATCTCTGATGTTTTCATCCTCATTGCGATGCAGATAAACAATGTTTCCGACACCACCAATAGAAATAATTGGTTCATAAACTTTTATTTGAGCGAGTTCAGACAACAAAGTTCTTCGTTGTTCATTTTTACCTAAGTATTTTAATGGTCCGTATGATGTTGTATCGCAACGCCATTCATCTTTTGGGTCATGTATTGGTTGTGAATCTAAAAAACAAAATACGCCTTTGTTGTCAAAAGAGGTTCCAGTATTCCAATATGGGGCTATGCGTTCAAACGGTTGCACATTAACAAATTCTTCTTGGCTGCCACATTTAGCAACCAAACTATGTGTTGTCCTGTTAGCCCAGTAACTATGAAACGCAATCAGTAGTCTGCCATCAGGCATACGGCGTAACTCGTGTCTATTAAATTCTTCATCGCCTGCTGGTGTTCTACGAAACAACTTTACGGAGTCATTTGTAATGCTGCCTAACATATAAAACAATTTGGCATTAGATAAATTGTTGATATTGTAAAATTGTGTTTCCATAATTTCCCCTTTAAGGTCCGTAATAACTGAACACTACTAAACCAGCAGTTCCAGCAACGGGAGTGGAGTGACCGTTCCCACCGAGTCCGTATCCTGATGTTGGTGAACCATGTGAGCCTTGGCTGCCAGTCCCCTCGGTGCCGCCACCGCCACCTGAACCAAGTCCGTATCCATTAATTGTTGTACCAGCACCACCAGCACCACCAGCCCTTGACGCACCATTGCCACCATTGCCACCAACACCAGCACCACCACCACCAGCAGAGTCAGTGTATTTAAGGCTGTAGTCAGGGTAGTAAGTACCACCTGTGTATGCAGGGTTGTCTCCCGAACCAACATTTCCTCCAGGGTTGGCACCACCACCACCGCCACCAGCACCACCACCAGCAGAAAGAGTGGTCATGTTGGTTCCAGTAAGAGAAGAAGCACCACCATAACCAGCCTCAAAGTTGGTAACGGTGGTTGAGCCGCCAGCACCAACAGTGATAGTTAAAGCACCGCTAGTACCAGTAAAGGCACGAGAAGTTGTATAGCGATAACCTCCACCGCCGCCACCACTTTCATTCTGTACACCACCGCCACCACCGCCGACAACCAAAACATTGACCAACGCAGCAGGGTTCACACCCGAAACAGTAGGAACAGTGAAAGTTCCACTAGAGGTGTACGCCAAGGTAATTAGTTTCCAAGTAGTAAACGAAGTAGAACCAGAAGTAACAGAACCAATACTGGATGTTGCTACAGCACGAACATAATACAAAGTGTTGACCGATAAACCAGTAACAGTTGCGCTAGAAGAAAACGAACCAGTCCCAGACCCAGAACCCGACACTGAAGTAAAAGAACTAAAGTTAGAAGCCGTACTGTAATGAAAAACCACTGTCGTGTTGGCTAGGTTGCCGTTAACTGTAGCGTTAAAAATTGCACGGCTTTCCGTAAAATTAGTTGTAGCACCAATAGTTACTGTGGGTAGAAGATTTACCGCACCACCAAACGACCCACGATGGATGGGCATTATGCGCTCAAATCGCCAATAACAACATACGAGTTAGCAGCAACACAGTAAATTGTGGCTGCTGAGTATTGCGCCCGTAAAAGAAGACCAGGTGTTCCCACTACTGTTGCTCCAGTTCCTTGAACAATAGTTACTGTCCCAGCACCGTAGCGTAAAACATCAACGCTTTGACCAACAGAAAATCCAGTAGCAGAAGTAACAGTTAAAGTAATCGCTGAACCATTAGTGCAGTAGTACATTTTGCCTGCATCGGTAGATGGCACAGGGCTTAAACTTGTGGTTTGAGTAACAACTGTTTGAGCAACAGTGAATGTCCCTGTAGGACCTGTCGCACCTGTAGGACCACTAGGACCTGTAGGTCCAGTAACCGTACTTGCAGAACCAGTTGGACCTGTTGGTCCTGTAGGACCAGTAGGACCTGCATTACCTTGGGTGCCTTGTATCCCTTGCGCACCTGTAGGTCCTTGTGAACCAGTCGGTCCAATAGGACCAGTAGGTCCAGTAACCCCATCAACACCGATGGTGCCAGCGGGTCCCGTAGGTCCAGTGGGTCCCGTGACGGTAGACGCTGCACCCGTTGCACCTGTAGGACCAGTCGGTCCTTGTGCGCCAGTCGGACCTGTAACAGTGGACGCTGCGCCAGTTGCACCTGTAGGACCAGTAGGTCCGATGTTGGCTATAACAACAATGACATTCAAATTGTCAGCAAAACCACTTGCCCCTGTACCTGCACTAGCAGAATAAGAAACAGGGACATCAAGCCAAGAGTTGCCATTGTCAACAACAGTTCCGTTGACAACAAACTTTTGGTAGTTAGCGGAGTTAGCAGCATCTTGAATATAGATAGTGTCGTTGGCTTTAAGGTTTCCAAGGAACAAGTCAATGTCGTAACCGTCTTGGTCAATATGGTTTATCTGTAGTTGCGTCGCTGATGTTTGGGTTGCGTTGTTGTATGCAATTAAACCAGTGCCAGGGTTTCCACTTGTAGTTCCTGTGTCAATTTTGTAGTCGTAGAAACTAGATGATTGCCCACCTGGACCTGTCGGACCAGTCGGACCAGTCACAGTGGACGCTGCTCCTGTTGCGCCTGTGGCACCTGTTGCCCCGATAGGACCTGTTGGACCTGTTGAACCAGTCGGACCTGTGACAGTGGAGGCTGCGCCTGTAGAACCAGTCGGACCTGTAGGTCCTGTAGCCCCTTGTGAACCTGTAGGTCCAGTGTTGCCAATGACTCCTTGTGGTCCTTGCGTACCTGTAGGTCCTTGTGAACCAGTCGGACCTGTGACTCCTTGTGGACCTGTCGGTCCCGTCACTGTAGATGCCGCACCTGTTGGACCCGTAGGTCCCGTCACTGTTGAAGCAGCACCAGTAGGTCCTGTTGGACCCGTAACGGTGCTTGCGTTGCCTTGCGCCCCTGTAGGACCTGTCGGTCCCGTAGGACCTGTTACACCTTGGCTACC